CTCCCCCGCCGCCCTGCTCGGCCCCCCCCCCTGCCGGCGGGTGGAGGATCGGCTCCACACTTATATCCCGGAATCCTCCATCGTGGGGGTGCTGCTGGTTCACGCCGAGGACTACGACGTCATTGACAGCACCAGCCACGCCGCCATGCAGCATGAGGCACTGTCGTGGCAGGTGATGGGGAACCGGTTTGTGCATCTGGGCCAGCGCTCCCAGCTGGGGCAGATGTCCGACGACGTGCTGCGGGAGTGGCTGGACTCCGTGTCTCAGGAGGACCGGGAAGCTTTCTGCGACGCCCTGTACAGCATCCTCTCCATGGGTGGCCGTGCCAAGACCTTCGAGGATCTGCGCAAGGGCGGGCTCTCCGGCTGGGCGGCCCTGTGGAAGGAGTATGCCGGAGCCGACGAGAGAAAGAAGCAGATCCTGACGGAGGTGTTCGGGCGGCTGGCCATCGACGTGAAGGATGAGCTGATGAAGGCGGCGGGGCAGGGCCTGCGGTCCGCCGGACACGGCATCCGGACGGTGGGACAGAACCTCATGGGCCGCCGTGAACCGGATAAAACACAGACAAAATAGAGCAAGATAGAACGACCCGTCGGAGGAGACACAAAACCGGGCTTCGGCCCGCAAGAAAGGACAAGAAAGGAACAACGCCATGAAACTGAGCTTTTACGGAGCAGATCAATGTGTCACCGGCAGCTGCCATTGTCTGGAGGTGGGCGGCAAGCACATCCTCATTGACTGCGGCCTGCAGCAGGGCCGGGACGAGATCGATAACGCCAGCCTGCCTTTCCACCCGGGCCAGATCGACTATGTGCTGGTGACGCACGCCCATATCGACCACTCCGGCCGTATCCCCATGCTGATCAAGCAGGGCTTTCAGGGCCGTATCCTCACCACTCGCCTGACGGCGGATCTGCTGGATATCATGTTGCAGGACTCCGCCCATATTCAGGAGAGCGACGCCGAGTATAAAAACCGTAAGAACCAGCGGGCGGGCCGCCCCATGGAGGAGCCGCTGTACACGGTGGAGGATGCCATGCGGGTGCGGGAATTCATGGATACCTGCGAGTACGGCCAACAGATCCACATCTGTGACGGTGTAGACGCCGTGTTCATCGACGCCGGCCACCTGCTGGGCTCTGCCAGCATCCGCCTGACCCTCACCGAGGGCGGCGAGACGAGGACCATCGTCTTTTCCGGCGATATCGGCAACGTGGATCAGCCCATCATCCGGAACCCCCAGTTCTTCACCGGGGCAGACTATGTGGTGATGGAGAGCACCTACGGCGACCGCAACCACACGGAGGTGTGGAGCTATACCGACGAGCTGGCCCAGATCATCGACGAGACACTGGGCCGGGGCGGCAACGTGGTGATCCCCGCCTTCGCCGTGGGCCGCACCCAGGAGCTGCTGTACTTTATCCGGGAGATCAAGGATAAGAATCTGGTGAAGTCCGTGAAGGACTTCCCGGTGTATGTGGACAGTCCTCTGGCCAAGCGGGCCACCACCATCTTCTGCGGCGACCTGCGGGGCTATCTGGACGAGGAGGCGCTGGCGCTGGTGCAGGACGGCACCCATATGTTCAACTTCCCCGGCCTGCACTTGACGGAGACGGTGGAGGAGTCCAAGCTGCTGAATATGGACCGCACCCCCAAGGTGATCCTGTCCGCCTCCGGTATGTGCGACGCAGGCCGCATCCGGCACCACCTGAAGTATAACCTGTGGCGGCCGGAGAGCAGCATCGTGTTCGTGGGCTTCCAGTCTCCCGGTACGCTGGGCCGTACCCTGCTGGACGGCGCTCCCAGTGTGAAGCTGTTCGGTGAGGAGGTAGCCGTCCGGGCCAAGGTGGTGAATTTCCAGGGCCTCAGCTCCCATGCCGACCACGACCATCTGGTGAATTGGATCAGCCAGTTCAAGGAGCCCAAGCCCCAGCACGTTTTCGTGGTCCACGGCGACCGGGAGGTGGCGCCGGTGTTTGCTCAGACGGTGACGCAGTTGGGCTTTGCCGCCCACGCCCCCCAGTATACGGAGTCCTATGACCTGCTGACCTGCCGCCAGCTGGAGGCAGGCTACCTGCCGGAGCGGAAGAAGCCCGCTTTCGAGGGCGCACCCCGCACCACGGCGGCCTATCAGCGGCTGGTGCAGCTGGGCGATGCCCTGCTGGGGCTCATTCGCCGCAGCAAGGGCCGGGACAACAAGACGCTGGCGTCCTTTGCCGAGTCGCTGCGTAAGCTGATCGAAAAGTTCGAGTTTTAACGGCCCGCCGATGGCCGGATAGGAGGCGGTGTCCATGCAGATGGAGAGCTTGTCATGGTGCTTGGGCCAGCTGGGGCCGGTGCGCCCGCTGGGCAGCACCCTGCGCTTTCCCGACGGGGAGGAGTGGTACGCCTTCGGCCTTACCACCAACCGCTGGTATCGCCAGATGTCCCTCCTGATCGCCATGCCGCAGGATTCCCAACGCTGGAGGATGTGCGGCGATGCCGTGCTTCGGCTGGGGCCGCAGGCGTATCAGGTGGCCTGGTGAGCATCTTCTCCCCGCTGTATACCGATTTGGGCGGAACGCATCTGGACGGCGATAGGCTGCTGCAGCTGTGCCTTTTGCTCCACGGGGAGCATACGCTGCCGAGCTGGATGAAGGAGCTGGAGCCGGGGCAGCTGAACCTGCTGGAAATTCGGCTGTGGCCCATGCCGCAGGTGGTGCTGCCGGATGGCCGCCGCTGGGATCTGACCGCCCCGCTGACGGGCCTCTGCTGAGCCGCATGGCCCCTGCACCACGGTATTCTTCTCTGAATGCATGATTCCCACGGCCGGTTCACAAGCTGGCCGTGGGAATCCGTAATGCCCCCGGGTAGTCAATCTCGCAAGGAGTCGCCAAGTCACCCGCCGGAAATAAGAAGAAAATCCCCATATCAAAGGAGGGCCGCTATGCCCGCATTGGAGAAAAATCATATATACCGCAGTACCATCGAGGGCTACTCCAGTGAGGGGCTGGGCGTGGCCCGCATCGACGGGCAGGGGGGGTTCGTCCACGACGCCGGCCGGGGCGAGGACAAGCCGCTGAAAATAAACGACCACGCAATGGACGCCATGCGCTATTTCTGCATGGAGGTATTTGGGCGGCACAGCCCGCAATTTGTGTCAATAGGAGGAAAATAAATGCTGACCAGCCTGGATTTTTTAAAAGCGGGAGAGCAATGGCCGCCAAGATCGGAGAAATACCGTTTGGATAGATATCAGGATAACCGGGCTCTTTTCGAGGACGATCATGCCGAAGTGTACAAGGAGCAGTTCAAACGCATTGAGCGGGTGATCGGAAACTTTTCTCAGGTGGTTTCTTATGCGGTGTTATTCAACTATCAGAAGCTAATCTCGTTGAAAATTGCCGACCTGGTGTTTGGCGAACCTCCTAAAATTACGGTAGCGGACGAAAAAATCCAGAAGGTCGTGGACGAGATTTTGGTTGAGCAGGAGGTGCTCAATGCGGCCTATGAAGCTGCGATCGATGTAAGCCGGTACGGGGATGGGCTGCTCTTACTGTCCAATCAGGAAAACATGCCGGCGGTAACGGCTTCCAGTCCGGCCCACTGGTTCCCGGTAGTGGACGCATGGAATTTAAAACAGATTCGCTTTCACGTATTCGCCTGGGCTTATCCGCTGGATTCAGAAGGCGAAAAGTGGGAGCTGAAGGTTCAAATACACAATCCCGCAGAACCTTCCTCCTGCGAACAGCACCGCTACAGCCTGGAAGGAATTAAAGGGGCCTGGAAAATCGGACGTGAGATTGCCCGCCCGGAGGAGGCGTTGCTGGAGACCAAGCTCCCCGTCTGCCCGGTGTTTCGGGTTTCCAATGTCAAGACAACGGACCGCCTGTTTGGAATCGACGACTACCAAAGCATTGACAGCATTGTCTCTGAGCTTATGGTGCGCGTGTCGCAGATCAGCAAAGTGCTCGACAAGCATGCGAACCCCAGCATGAGCGGCCCGGAGGGTGCAATGGAGCTGGACAACGCCACCGGGGAATGGCGTTTTAGAATCGGCGATTATTACCCGAGGAGAAGCAACGATGAACCGGACGTGAACTATATCACCTGGGACGCCTCTATGGACGCCAATTTTAAACAGATTGAGATTTTGACAAACCAGCTCTATACCATTTCAGAAATGGGCAGCGCCATTTTTGGCGATGTCACCGGGAAAACGGGAGAGGTCCCCAGCGGGTCCGCTCTGCGCCGGCTGATGATGTCGCCGCTTGCCAAGGCCCGCCGGGTGTCCAACAGCTTCGACCCCGTCTTGAAAAAGCTGATTTCCGCTTGCGCGGCTTTGAAGGGCATTGCCGTTGACGCCAAGGATATTACCATCACCTGGAACGACGGACTGCCGGATGATGAGGCTGAGAATGCCAATATTATGGCTGTCCGAACCGGGAACCGTCCCACCATCAGCCAGCATACCGCCATTCGCAGGCTGGACGATATGTCCGAAGAGGAGGCGGCGGCGGAGCTTGATGAAATCCGGGCGGATGACGCGGCGGCGGACATGGGCAGTGCGCCTCCAGCGGAAACCGAAAACGAGAG